AATACTCCTACCACAACAGTTACACCAACTAATACTCCTACTCAAACTCCTACTAATACTCCTACCACAACAGTAACTCCTACAAATACTCCAACTAATACTCCTACAACAACAGTAACACCAACTAATACTCCGACTAATACACCTACTAATACTCCAACAACAACAGTAACACCAACTAATACACCAACTAATACCCCAACTAATACTCCAACAACAACAGTAACACCTACTAATACTCCAACTAATACTCCAACACAAACTCCTACAAAGACAGTAACTCCTACAAATACTCCTACAAATACTCCTACTAATACTCCAACAACAACAGTAACACCAACTAATACTCCTACTCAAACACCAACTAATACTCCAACAACAACAGTAACACCTACTAATACTCCAACTAATACTCCAACAACAACAGTAACACCAACTAATACTCCTACTAATACTCCTACAAAGACAGTAACTCCTACAAATACTCCTACAAATACTCCTACTAATACTCCAACAACAACAGTAACACCAACTAATACTCCTACTCAAACTCCTACTAATACTCCTACAACAACAGTAACACCAACTAATACACCAACTAATACTCCTACAAAGACAGTAACACCAACTAATACTCCTACTCCCACCCCCACCCCAACTAATGCACCATGTACTAACACATTTACGTGGGGAACTGTATCAGATACCTTTGGATCAACAACTAAAACGTGGATTTCTAATTCATGCCCTTAATATTTATTAACAAAAAAGTTTATGGAAAACAAGTTACAGCCTGAAGAAATCGCAAAAATTAAAGATTTTAGACAAACAACAGATCAATTGATTATTTCATTTGGAGAGATAGAATTTGAAATGCAAGTGTTAAATATGCGAAAAGAAGAACAACAAAAGAAGTTAGTTCTATTAAAAGCAAATCAAGATGTGTATTCTAAAGTTTTATTTGAAAAATACGGAAACGTTAGAATTAACTTCGAAACAGGAGATATCATGAAATCAGAGTGATAAATATTATCTCTATAAGTTTTTCCGCCGAAAGATACGATATTTATTATTGATATTTTAATTTCATATCCTTTGATATATGGCAGAAACAATTCTTTCACCAAGTACTTACTTATTTGAAAACGATGGAGCTCAAATACAACAACAACCATTTACTGTCGGAGCCGCACTTATTGGCCCCACAGCTATTGGTCCTGTTGAAAGACCAACTTTAGTAACTTCTTATAGTGATTTCAAATCTAAATTTGGAACAATATTTAGTACAGGTAGCGCAACAGAAGAGTATTTTACTTCTTTAGCTGCTTATACATATTTTAACCAAGGAGGAGATACATTATTAGTAACCAGAGTTGCATCAGGGAGTTACACTCCAGCAACTGCATCTATTCCAGCATTTACAGGTAGCATAAATTCATTTGTTCTTGAAACTCTTTCTCAAGGTACGTTATTAAATAACGATCCTGGAGCAGGTCAAGTTACTGGATCAATATTACCAAGCGGATCAGTTAATAATCTTAGATGGGAAATTACAGCAACCAATCCATCAAGTTCTGGTTTATTTAGTTTAGCTATTAGATCAGGTGGTGATAATGAAAATAATAAGTCTGTGTTAGAAACATGGAATAACTTATCATTAGATCCAAATGAAACCACATTTATTGAATATGTGATTGGTAATCAAACCACTCAACCAGTAGTAGATGAAAATGGTGATTATCAAATTCAAATACTTGGTTCATATCCAAACAACAGTAGATATGTAAGAGTAAAATCTACAACATTGGCTCCTAACTACAACACAGCATCAGTATCAGATAAAAACTCAATGCCTAAAATAGGTTCAGGTTCATTACAAGGATCATTTGGTGGAGCAACAGGTCCATTATTTGGAGCACTTGGTATTGCACCTTTAAACTTATTTGAAAACATTCCAACAACTGATGCAGTAACAGATTTATTAAACATCCAAGGATTAAGAAATACTTCTTATAACATAGCCATTAACTTATTGAAAAATAAAGATTGGTATATTTTTGATGCAGTATTCATTCCTGGATTAACATTACAAAATGCACCATCACAAGTTAGTTCATTAATTAACTTAGCAAAAGAAAGAGGAGATACAATTGCAGTTATTGATTTGACAGCAACTGGATCAAATACAACCACTGCAGTTAATATTGTAGCTGGAATTGATTCAAATTATGCAGCAACATATTACCCTTGGGTAACTGTTAAATCAAATGAAACTGGTAAAATAAGAAGGGTTCCTCCTTCAACAGTTATACCAGGTGTGTTTGCTTATAACGATAAAGTAGCTGCATCATGGTTTGCACCAGCAGGTATGAATAGAGGTAGTTTATCTACAGTTCTTGCAACCGAATCAAGATTAAGTAAAACTCAAAGAGACACTTTATACAATTCAAGAATTAATCCAATTGCAACATTACCTGGATCAGGAGTTGTAATTTACGGACAAAAGACATTGCAATTAAATGCAAGTGCACTTGATAGAATTAACGTAAGAAGATTAATGATTACGTTGAAGAGATATATTGGTCAAATAGCAAACACTTTCTTATTTGAACAAAACACAGCAGCTACAAGAGCTAAGTTTGTAAATCAAATCACACCTTATCTTGAATCAGTACAACAACGTCAAGGATTGTATTCAGCCACAGTAATTATGGATGAAACAAACAACACTCCAGATGTTATTGACAGAAACATGCTTGTAGGTGCTATTCAAATACAACCAGCTAAAGCAGCAGAATACATATTATTAACATTCAACATTGAACCAACTGGAGCAACTTTTGGAGCATAAGATATTTATAAAAGAATAAAGAAAACAACAACATGGGAAATTTAGATCCGAACGAAATAATGTTTACCGCTTTTGAACCTAAAGTTCAAAACAGGTTTATATTTTATATTGATGGAATTCCATCATATTTGATTAAAAAGGCCGCTTCCCCTCAAATCCAATTCACAGATGTAAAGTTAGATCATATCAACATTTACCGTAAGTTAAAAGGTAAGGGAGAATGGCAAGATATGACATTATCTTTATATGATCCAATTGTTCCATCAGGTGCGCAAGCAACAATGGAATGGGTACGTCTAAGCCATGAATCAGTAACAGGAAGAAATGGATACAGTGACTTCTATAAGAAAGACGTTACTATGAATATTTTAGGTCCTCCCGGAGATGTTATTTCAGAATGGATAATTAAAGGAGCATATGTTAAATCAGCAAATTATGGAGAATATGATTGGTCAAATGATCAATACATTACCATCGACTTAACAATTGCAATGGATTATTGCGTATTGAACTTCTAATTGTGTAATTAATTTTTTGGGAAGGTCCTTGGCAACAAGGACTTTTCTATTTATAAGAGATATGAAGATTAATAATATAAAATTAAGGATTCCATTAAATGAAACCATTCATATTCCTAACCTTAATTATTACGAAAATCTATTAAATACGAGTGGTAAATTTGATAAAGTATATTATCAAAAATTAATAGCATCTATTAAGAAACAAAAAAACTATGCTACTCCTAATCAATATCATACATTACAAAAATTAAAAGTAGGAATTCAAGAATCTATTTCTTCTGATCATTATGAAAAGAGGAAAGAGGAAAGAGGACATATACTTGATATAACTCTTCCTGATGAAGCGTATACTGGATATGATAAAGAAGAAACTAAAATCAAATTAATTGCAATATTACAAAATGAATTAAATTCAAGATTAAAAGCAATAGAAGGAAAAGATATAGCATCGTCTTTTAAAAATAATGTTTTACTAAAAGTATTCAAACCAGTATTAACTAATAGTGGTAAAGAATATAATGTTAGATCACATTTTAAAACTACGGATAAAAACGGACAGTTAGTTGATGGTAGTGGGTATTTATATTATTTAATTATAAGAGATAATGTATTAATCACTTTGTTGGTAACTAGAATTGAAGATGAAACTGATGATGTTATAATATCTGACGCTAAAAATCACCTTGAAAGAAAAACTAGTGCTGAAGCAGACCGACCATTTGTGGTTACTCCAAAGCCTTCTTTTAAAATAGACATTGAGCAAGTACATGGTAAAGAAAAAGAGTTACAGTTAAAAGAACCTCCAAAAGAAGATACAGTTCCATATATACCAAGAACAGATTATAGAGTAGGTGCTAAGTTTATCCATAAAGTGTATGGTGAAGGTATCATTACAGAAACCTCAAGTGGAGTAAAAGGTCAAGGAGATGCAAATGGAAGAGTAGATTGGATAAAGGTAGATTTTGGAGGAAAAGGGTATCTTATAAAAGATAAGAACGGTAAATTACAACATACAACAATAAGGGAAATTAAACCAGTATTTACAAAAGTATTTTTCGACACACATAAAAAAATGTAATTATGATGACAGTAATTCTATTAATATCGCTCGTTTTTACATTTGCTTATTTAACAACATGGGTACAGTTTCAAAAATACCAATTCTTAGAAAGAGATTACAATATTGTAGCTAAACACAAAGAATACAGTAAATTGTGGCATTTGTGGAAAGGAGCAAACCAAGGTGTTTTCTTTGTTTTAATAGGTTATCTATTTGGATGGCAATTAGCACTTATAAATGCTTTTACATACTGGGTATTATTTGATGGATTCTTAAATATCCTTGTGTTAAACAGATGGTTTTTTTACGTAGGTTACACATCATGGATTGATAGGGCATTACGCTCGACTATGGGATTTATTAATAAACTACTATCTCACATTAGCCCTAAACTTATAATATCAGTAGAGTTCTTGTCGTTTATGATAAAAGCAGGGCTATTGGTGGGAAGCTTATATATTTATTATATATGATATCAATATATAGCCTTTTGGAAATTACTATACCTGATAACTCTAATGAAGGGTATGATAAACGTTTTAGTCAATTATTTAAAGAGTTAGTCCCTGGATCAGGTTCAGCAGGCACATTAGAAGGTGAAATAGTGAGAGCGGCTATGAAAATAGCATATCGATGGTATAATGATGGAGATAAGTATTATAAAGGATATGGTAAAGAAACAGCAGGTCCT